GTTGACTGGGACGGGCGTGAAGTTGATTTTGATGCGGCGGTGGCTCTTATGGATGATGATATTCGTGAGGAGCTTCATACAGAACTTAGCCCGTGTTCTGCGCAACGTTTTTTCAACGCGTATCTTGAACAACATTACGCGGACTATGGTGAAGAGTTTAGGGTATGAAATAAAATATAGCCGTCCGGTAATATTGGCGGGTAGCTATATTATCTGATTGACATATAATTAATCCCGATAGGAAAAACCTATCGGGATTAATTATATTTGTGTGTTAAATGTGATATGTGAAATTATAGTATAATACTAGTGTTTCGGGGTTGGTAAACGCTTCCGCTATGTTTGCGTAAACATTACCGTTTTGCGCAAATGTTACGGCGCGTACTTTGCTTGCTTGTGCGCCGCTCATGTAAAAGCTGCCAGCGTATAGGAAATTATTAGCGTTTCCGATTAGTGGCATGTAATTCGGTGTAGCTATTATCTGTTGTCCTATGCCGGTGATATTGGTTAGTGGTTTTTTTCCGCTTAGATTTACCGTGCCTGTGTTTGAATTAAACCATATTTCGTAATATGCGGCATTGGGGTCGCCTGATATGTTTATCAGACGTTCGGGGTTATTTTCGTAACCCATTATTAGGCTTGCCATGTGTGCGGTTATGATGCCTTCACCGATGTTATTAGGATGCAGTTTGTCGCCTTCAAATACAGCATCGGTGTAACCGGCTAACCAATAGAGTGAGTTTACAAACGGTATACCCGTAGTATGCAGCGAACTTTGTATAGCTTTTGCCCATTGTTTTATGCTGTTGTATTTGTTTTGACCGCTCATATATCCCGCGTTTATAAAGCATAGTATTATGTCAGCATTAGGGAATTTGTTTACTGCATTTTTGTAGCATGTGGTAATCGCTTTTTTTTCGTCGTCAGTGGTTTTATTATATGTCCAATCGTTGTAACCGCCGTAAATCACCACTTTGGCAACGGAATTGTTGTCATACGTGCTATCTAGTGCTGCTTTATTAATTTGTTGCGTGAATGTATTATTAGGATTACTAATGCTGTCTTGTATGTATCCTGTACCGGCTACCGCGTACGAATGTATATTATAGGTTTTGCACAAATCGTTTAGGCGTTGCCACCATACTTGATCTCGTGCGGTAGTGCTGAAACTATCGCCAATGATAACAATGTGATTGAGTGCGTTTAGTGTGTCAATCTTTTGTTTTAATTTGGTCGCGTTTTCTACGGTGTTCGCGCCTAATGCGTTTAGGTTATCAGCCGCGTTGTTCGCGGTTTCGGTTGTTACGGCGAGATTTGAAGCAGTGTTGTCAATCTTGTTTTTTAGCGTGGTCGCGGTGGTTTCGTCGGTTACGCCTAATGCCGCTAGATTGTCGTTTGTTGTGTGTATTTGCGTTATGGCTTGATTTGCAGTGTTTAGCGCGTTACTAGCGTTCGTGTTTACTTTGTATAGATTGTTGTCAATAATATCCATTGACGCGTTGTATTGGTCATTGAGGTTTGCCGCGTCGCCGTTTGTATATTTTTCAAGGTTGAAATTGGTTGTGTAGTTTGTCATTTTGTGTTTTCCTTTCGTATCGTTTGAGGGTGATTAATTTCTGCTTGTACTTGCATTTGACGTATGGTGCGGTCGATAATTCGCATTGCCGCGTTGTACCCGTCGCGTAGGTCTGCTAGGTCGCCGGTTTCGTACAATGGCAGATGATAAAACGGTGTTTCTGTAGCCATAATAGACTATCCTTTCGTGATTATAATGCCGGATACGGTTTACCGGTTTCCGTGTCAGTGACGCGTGGCGTGTTGTCGTTGAATATGGTGAGGTTGCCGACTGCGGGCGTTTCGTCGGTGCGGTGTGCAGCCAATTTGTCAACATTGATGCCGGCTATTTGACTTATTCGCGCTCCGTATACGGACAATTCACGGTAGAGGTCGCGCGACGCTGTTTTACTATCGGTGTATTCACCTTTCGTGACGTTCCACACAAGTTGTGTGTTTCCTATGTGTTCGATTTGTTCTTGTATTTGCGCTATGGCTAGCGCGTAATCGTTTATGTTCGCTGCAATGTTTTTTATTCTTGTATCGTAATCGTTCAATGTTTTGTTTATGTCGGTCACGATTTCGTCAAGATATGCCGTTATGTGGTCGATTTCGCAAGCAATGTGCTTTATTATTTCCTCTTGACTTTTAGCGTTCCAGTAGAACGCGGGTATGGCGGGCGTGTATGGCCATACCGAGAAAAACGGGAGTAATGGAAACATGTGTATTATCCTTTCAATAATTGTTTATGTTTATTGTCCATAATGGACTAAAACATGTTTCAAGGTGTTCGAGCAGCATTACGTCTATATCGACGTAATCGCCGTGTCTTATGCGATTGACTTTGTCCATGAAATCACCGTTTGCGATTGTCTCATATTGATTATCGGTCGCATTGCTTGCGTAGTCTTGGTTTTCGGCCAATTGTGTCGCGGGGAAATCACTGTAGACTGTCCGCGTTTTATGCCATATGTCGCTGTCACTGAGGATTATATCGGGTTTATTGCTTACAAGCGCATAAAGCGGGCGCAAAGTCGGCATGATTTCTTGAATAAGGCGTAGAAAGTGCCGTCGCCATCTTGACGGCGGCATAACGCCTAACTCCCTGTCATAAAAACGGTTTTCGATTTTATTGCAGCAGCGCATGTATTGCGTGTCATCATAGGCAATGTCCCGCCATGACCATGCGGCATTATCCCAATCAACACCGCCCGGTACATCGAGCAGTTCGCCAAACGTGTACGTCATCACGCCATGAAAATCGTCGTGTGATTCACATGGCTGATAATGGTTTATGTCATTCTGCATTGTCATCGTTGTTCATTCTTTCAATGTCCGTCAAGTAAGCGTAGTTGCGGGAAACATTGTCTTCGTTCCATACAACTTGTATCGGTTCCTTGAGATATTTTCTAAACCTTGTGTTGAGGATGTCGCATGCAGTGCGCCGTTCCTCTAATTCGCTGAGTGCGCGTAAATCGGTTGGTTCGCCGTAATCGTTGATTTCGTCGGCGGTTTGTCGTTCCATTTTCAACGGTAGATTTTTAATGCCCAACGATTGGTAGAACGCGTTCCAAGTGTTCTGTATGTCGTTTTGTAATTCCATGCCGATGTATTCGACGTTGGTTTTCAACACGTTTGCTTTCATGGAATCGGTGAAGCCCGGTGTCGCCATGATAGCCATTTCGCCGCCTGAGATTTGCTTGATAATGTTGACACCCGCCGTTTGCTGTCCGGCTGGAACCTCCAATATGAACGGCGTTTTCTGATTGAAACGATTTTGCCGCCGCGTCATGTACAAATCTTCGATTTCATGCGCGAAAAATTCTATAGTCGGAATGAGTGGCGTGCGGGCACGATTAGCGTAGATGAAAACACCATTGGAATTGTTGACCGGAAAACGCCAGCCGTTTATACCGTAACTATCCCATTTCTTCGGTTTGTAATAGACATTGAAATTTGATGTAGGCACCGCTTGCGTACTGAAAAAAACGCCGGGTTTACTATGCGGGTACGCGATTGTGGCGTAACCGAAATACAATAGATTGTATTCTAAAAACCATGCGTTGCAAGTTTTTGGCAGATTAAGCCACTTGAAACGAGATAATGCGATATTCAACATTTGAGAATACGCCATTGAATACGCTTGCGAATTGAGCGCTTGCGATTGCTGCCATATCGGTGTGCCGCGTTCGCCCATTTCCGCACGTGTCAACGGCCTTTTATGTGTACGTTTACGTCCCATACTTATCACCTTATAGATTATCATGTGTGAAGTCGCCGCCGACTTCCTCGGGTCTGCTCCATATTGTAACACCGTGGCTGAAAATATCCCTGATTGTCTGCAATTGCGCGTTTTGCGCAAGCGGGCATAGCGTCCATATATCGGCGGTCTGCCAATACGTGAAATGCTTGCAAGGTGTTAACGATGGGTGACTGTATAGTTTGTTACTTGCGACGCCATAACGTAGCATGTAATCGCCCGCCGCCGCGATTGCGCCGTTGTCTTCTGTTACGATTTTCACGGTCATGGTGTCAAGCCCCGCAGCCTGTCCGAAGTTGTCGCCGCCATACGCGCCAACGGGCTGCGCGGCATGGTTGAGCAAATCGCGCCACGCCATACTGACATTGGAACGCGTGTTAATCATGACACGTTTGGCATTGTCAACCGCTGTATCGCGCGATGAAACCGCGTTCCTATTCGCTGCGTTTACACTTGTGTTGGTCATGTCAGTTGCTGCGCTCGTAACGTATTCATTGTTACGGTCGGCTTGTGTATTTGCACGAGTTGTCACGCTAGTTGCTTGCGTTATCGAATGCTGTGTTTGTTCACTGTTAGCTGTGTTTGCATTTTCCGCTTTCGTAAGGGCGACATCGTTAGATGTCTTATTGAGATCTTTATTATTGGTTATGGCGATACCGGTATTGTAGCCTTGCAATGCAGCGCTACCGATAGCCATGGAACCGGATACCAACGGTGCCGCCGCGCCACCGGTACCAATTACTAATGCAGCACCGGCCATTGTGCCTATCGCGCTTGCAACACTTGATAACGCTTGTGTTTGAGACCCCTCTATAAACGCCTTATTTTGTAACGTGTTATCCTGTCCGACATCACTGTTTATCTTGACTGTGGTGGTATGTAAATCATCGTTCTGCCGCGTGGTTGAATATGTCAGATTATCAGTCCGCACACTATTGGCCTCATTTTTAACCGCAGTGTCGCGCTGATTAGCACGTGCCGTGTTCGATACCGCCGCGGCGCTGCTGCGATACGTGTTATTTTGTGCCGTGTTTGCTGAGCGTGCGCCGTTTTCGTATGATATAATGGCGTTTTCGCGTGCTTGCGCGACTTCTCGGTTGTATGCGTCGGTGCGGTGTGCGTCGATTGCGCGACGTTGCAGCGCGTATGTTGGTATGTCGTGCGATATGAGCGTTTTGAGCACGTCCGCGTTCGGCACGTCGGCGGTAACGTTAGCCCCGTTGATTCCGTTAATGCTAATTGACGTGTCACCGTCGCTTCCGATTCCGTCAAGCCATGCGATTTGTCGCAATATCGGATAGCTAAGGGATGTAACCGTTTGTACCGAGAGTTGACCGCAGTCAGCGATTTCTACACGGGTTTTGTTGCCGATATTGTCGGAAACTTCTAAGTGCGCGTAGGGTGCAAGATATAGCCGTGTTATTTGTTTGTATTCACTAGCGTAGCCGAAATCATCGATAGTCAAATCAATATCGGATAGTTTTGTCCGTGCGCCGCTGACTGTATGCCATTCAACGCCATTCACGTTGACAACGTTACCAAGTTGTATCATGTTTATGGTGGCGACGAAAACCGTTGTAATCTGTGACATGATATGTGGATAATATGCGAAAAGCGTGTCAAAATATTCATCCGATATTTTGGACGATTCGAGCGCATACATGCTTACATTGCTTAAGGTCAGATTATCGATTGAATTGTATGATGTGCCCGTGCCGGTGACGTTTGACGTATCAACGTTTCCAGCACCCCACGCAAAACCCGCTACCGTGCTATCGGCATTACTGTATGTCGGTTTGCTGTCCGTAATGTTCGTACCGCGCATGTTACTCATGGTTTGCAATTGTTCAGGCGAAAACGTTGCGGCCAGACAAATGTATCTTGTACCGTTTTGCAGATTAACCGATGTGTTTTTCCTGATATTCGACGCTGCACTACCATAATCCACGTCGGGTAGCGTGAAATCACGACAATTCGTCCGCGGGTTTTTCAGCAGTTCTTGCGGTGTCATTTCCGTTAACGGCGCATGTCCGCGTGTCAGCACCATTCCGTTGATTGTGGTGCTGTTGATATAGTCCGTCCATACGTCGCGCATAAGCATGCATGTTGTCGTGCTCGGCGCTTCCGCGCGTACGGAAGTGATGAAAAAATGATAGCGCGTCTGCACGTCGGTTTTTTGATATGGCGTATTGATAATGTCACGTGAAAAATCAACGACAACGTAATTATACTGTTGTACCGTCATGTAAGGCACCGGCAATTTTATACCGTCTGTGTCGGCGCGTGCGATATACATGTTCGTCGTGAGTTTGACGGTTTCGCCGTCCAGTTTGTCAAACCATTCGTTTCTTGCGGTGTCATCGGTGAATTTCACAACGTCGTGATAATCATCGTACCAATTCACATGACATAACTTGATTATCGTGTTTGGTGTCCAAACATTGTAATCGAAAACGTTGCGGTACTGACCGTACACGCGCGTATCTGTATCGGGAAACGCCGTCGCATTTTGCAAATGTGGAAAGTCCATATCACACCTTTTCATATACGAAAAAAAATGAGTGACGTTTCACGTGAAGCATCACTCATTTATACCATAGTCGCTTCAACCTATTCGACGGTGAACGTGCATGATGCGGAATGTTTCGTAGTCTCGCCGTTAGGATTGACATACGTGGCGGTACCCGTCACGGTAATGACATCACCGGCCACAAGCCCGTCACGCTGGACATGCAAACGCGCTTGATCATCCACGAACGTATTGACGTTGAGATCGAACGCTGCACCATGCGCGTCATCGCCGGTTACGGCATGGTTCGCCGCAACCTCGTACGTCGCCGCGTTCGGTGCGACCTGAACAGCGGTGCCGGTCGGCATCACGGTAGCGGTGAGCTTAGGCGTGAGCTGCATAAGGCCACCCGCCTTAACGCTGCCCGTGTTCGGGGTCAACGTGAAGTCGGTCACGGTCTGAGTTACGACATTGATGGAGGTGCCCGCATCGGTTGTGAATAAAGCACACGGTGTGAACGGCGACACACCGTAGATACCCCAGTGGTTCAGATACATGGTATTACTAAGAGTCTGGGGATTATAGAACTGCGTAGTACCGTACATGGTATCACGTACCTGATACCAATCAGTCGAAACAAGCAACGCAATCGCGCCCGGAATGCCAAGACTTGGCACTTGAATAATACGATAGGGCACGTCCGCTTTATCCAGTTGGAACACCGCGCTCAATGCGTCAACGTCAAGCGACGCGAGATATTCCGGTTCAATCAGCAACACCATTTGTTGCGGATTAGCATACGCCGGAATATCGGTGACGTTCAACGCGTTATATTGCGTAGACGGGAACTGCATACGTCCCGCCGTCGAACGCAATGCCTTAAGCAACGTCTTAGCAGTCGCTTCATCGTTTGGTACCCCATCAAGATGTATCTTATAGAAACCAAGATTCTGCTCGTAATGACGAATCAGCGCAAGCATGATATTCATTTCGTCGTAATTATCACTGTTGCGCGGTGTTTCCATAATCTGCGCGATAAAACGGTTCAAGCCAAAATCGTCGAGAAACGCTTGCCGCAATTCATCGTTAGTCCATGATATTGGATATTGGTCACGACGATTCATCTCGTAAAACCACACAGAAGCTTCGGGTCTATGCATTTTCAAAAGTTCTTCAGCATCGTCTTTGTATCCATGTGCCTTAATCCACTTGATGGCGATTTCCTGCACGGTACTGCCCCAGTAGAGATTTTCTTTTTTGAAAACCGTAAAAGGATTCACAAAAGGCGCGTTCTGCGCCATCACGGTGAGTCCAATACGGTTAATCATGCTCCAAACACAATCGTTGAGATACTGCCGATTCATCGGGTCGAACAAATACCGAGCGGTGTTCGCCACACCGGTTTGTGTCGCGCTGGGCACGCGCTGCTGATAATCGTCAGTATTCTTAAGACGTACTTTATCCAAAATGGTTGCGTTATCTATCGCCATAATTCATTCTTCTTTCAGAGTGTGTAATCGAGATTTTCCAAGTCCTCCGACGCAGCTTGTGCGATTGCTTCCGCCGCGTCATCGTCGTTTTCCTTGACGGTCGCACCGTTTTCAACCATTTGCGCGACGGAATCAGTGAAATTGTCATAGATACCGTCGATACGTTTGCTGATTGCGTCCGTACGGTCGCCTATTGCGTTCACCTTGTTCAGCATGCTACGCAGCATGTCGCGCAAATCATCAAATTCGCCTACGCGGTGCGTTTCGTCGGGGGTGAGGTCATCGCGCTCGGCGGTGTTCCTTTCCTCGGTAGTTTCGTCATCCATTATTTTTTCCTTTCATATATGAAAAAGTCGTACCGGCGAACGAATACCGAGCCGGCACGACTTAAGAATAGCATACTTGTGACATGTTTTCATAACGGTAATCGGCGCGTTTTTCCCTCACGGCCACACCGTCGCCGGAGTTAACCGTGGTTATCGACGATGTGTTTTAGCGACACCATTATGGCACCTCACGTATACCGTGTTTATTTTACACCGAAATTCTTGAGCATTTCAAACATGGCGTGTTGCGTTTCCACCGTGTCATATCTCAAATATCCTAACGCGTAATACGATGTAAGATTTTTAATCAACTCTTTTGCCATATTCGCAGTGAGGTAGTTCAGCTTGTTATCATCTCGTGTAATTGCAAAATATGGCACATGTGTTCCGACATCGTATTTCGTGGAGAGAAAAACATACCCACAGCGCATATCAGCATATACGCCATATTCCCGCTGAAACCAACGGAACACATAAACGAGTTTCGCGTGCTTATGCGGTTTTTCGATAAAATCGGTATCAAATTGTCGAAACTTGTTTTTCGCTGTCATATCATCATTGTTTTTCAACATGCGCCCCGCAACGGTGTTCTTTGCCTTTTGTTCGGCATAGTCATCGTCTCGCACGTAGTCAAACAAACATGTCTTGCCGTCAAGCCATCGCAGACCATACTCGGGATTGAGGGGTACTTCATAACGTTGAAAATACGGATTAAACGCGTCGCAAGCGTTGCCCAAAAGAAATATTCTTGGTTTGCGTAGCTCGGTATCGTCAGCTCGTTCGCGCGTCACAGTATCCACGATTTTCGCCAATTGTTCAAACTCGTTTTTCAAATACGTGTGGTATCTATCGTCATTATCAATGATAAATTCATCCATGCAAATGTTACGCACGTTTACGTATGTGTTTTTCTTTTTTCGCTGTTGCATGGTCAAGGGGATAAAATAACCGCATATCCGCCACGAATTTTCTTTTTTGCCGGTTTTCTTCCGTCGTATTTCAGCCGTTTTATTTGTTGTGCGAAATTCATAATCGGGGAAAACATTGTCTTTTATAATACGGTCGAAATAGTCTGTAGCGACATCGTTGTTTTCCTCGCGAAAACGGGCGATTTCCGCAAAACAATACCCGTTTTTCAAATAATCCTCTATCATGTATTTTCTCATACCGTATGTTTTACCCAAACCCCGTGCGCCGATAATCATGTTAACGTCTGCGTTTCGTGGTAATATTACGGTTTTAAGCCTGTCATAATAATATTTCGCCATCAATACTCACAATCATAGGTTTACCGTCCCGCACAATAAGCTCGCGCGGCATTGTTTCTACAATTCGATTATACATGTTTCTAAGGTATGTCAGATTTTCACCGTTGGCCTGTTTGTCCGATTCGCCCAGCCATCGCCCGGACGGGTACAACGCTATCGCTTCGGGCGCGTCAACATGATATGTCGCGCCCTGATAGTCGGTAACGGTGCCAACGTATTTATCCCATACATGCGGTCGATTGCGTTGCAACGTATGACATATGTCATAATCAACCAACACATCGTAACCGAGCGACATTTGTACGGTTTCGCGGAAACCGTGCCCCGTACGCATGACATCGGCTATAAAATCTTCGATAGTGTACACGCCGTCCGGGCGCGGGAGTCCGGCGCAAGTGACATGCACGCGCCCGTCCGTGTCCAAACTAATACGCGCTTTATTCCACAATTCCATATGCTCAACATAACGAGTTGTACCGCCGCAAACCTCTATTTCAAATTTTCCGATATGTTTCAGCGTAGATGCTATGTCAGCCGCAGTGCTCCTGACGCGTCGCATGGTAATGTTGATAGCGTTTTCTATCGCAGTGTGCAATGGTTCAAGCGCTTTCAAAAGTTCCATGTCAGACACGTCATTATCGCAGCTGATTTTCAGACTATCGGTATCGCCGCCCGTGACCGTGACGCGATTGCCAAAATGCCGATATAACAGCATCATGGCTATCAGCAAGTGCATTCTGCTACCCGCAACGATTCGCATACCGTAAGTGTAAAGTACGCGTGGTGTTTTTGGCCGTTTGTTCGCAAAATTTTCAGGCGTGCAAACCGTGCTTTTATCGACTTCAAGTTCGCCGGTTTCCGTCACGCGATAATCGGCTTTCATGACATCTTGCGCCTGAGTACCATAAATTCCGTTGAATTGCCCTTTAACGGTGCTACTATAGTATGATTGCAAAAATTTCATGCTTAACGCGCCTGTCTTAGCGTCGCGTGCGATTCCTTCGGGTATCGAATCGGGTATTTTTTCCGTATACGCTACTCCCTCATGATAATGTTTAATCAGATTTTTCACATCGGTTTTTCGAGCGAAAAGCATATTAGATTGTAAAGTCACGTAATCGGGCGGAATGATTGTCTTAGTGGTACCCTCTCCATATAAAACGTCCATTTCATCGTACTCATACACTTGCGCCACGTTCCATAATTCAATTTCGTTAACGTGTAATATACATTCATCCGCACAATACAGTTTACCAAAAGCGTATATCGCGTTAACGGCGCTATCAACGTAACCATGCGCCCTAATGCTGTTTTCCTGTGTTTTCGCACGCTCATTATTGGCATAATCCGTATCCGCTTGCAACGTCTTTACGAATTTTGAGCGCGGGCAGATTGCAATACCCCATACATCGAAACATGTGTTTTTACGTAATCTGAGATTCGTAAATCTTACTGCCGCATGTACACCCGTACGGAACGGGTCACTATAATACGCCAATACGTCATCAAGCGATGTGTTAACGATACGTTCGCACGCCACTTGCAAAATATCCGAAGGGATAGGCGCAAACTTCACCGGCAATCGACGGCCATTAATGAAAGCGTGATGCATTGACGTTACATCCAATGATGCGACATTATCCACAACAACGCTAGCAGTTTTCGCGCTCGTAAACGTCAATCCGCCACGAAAACACGACTTACGTAAAGCATAGGACTCATAGTTTTTCGGAAACTCTTGATTACAAGTCAACTCGAAAGCACGCTGTAACGTCATCTGCTTACCACTCTGTAACGTGATACGTCGCCCACCAATCTCACGACGTGCCATCTGCCGCACAAGTGATGTCTTGGTAAGCACGCGGCACCCTAGCATGTCCGGTGTAAGCCAATGATTTGCATGTAGCAGCCATTGCAAGTATTGAGGTATCACTTGCACGTCGCGTCGTGCGTAAAATTTTTCATCTTCCGTCAACGGGGTTTCAGGCGTACGCACAAGTGAGTAATCCCAATCGCCCACCGCTTTCGGCAATCCGCATGTTTCGCCCATCGCGCGTAATCCGCCCATTTCCAAGTAAAACGTATCCCAAAACCGGCACACCACAGTATCGTCTACCAGCAAATCAAGCGTGTACACGCTTGTGGCGGTCTGCGCATTGACCTCAATCGCGTACGACTGCGCCAATTCCGCCATGAGAGTCTGCATATCAAACATGAGGTTATAAGCCGCGATTATTGGGACATAAGCGTGTACGCGCCCATATTCGATAAGATTATCAATGTACGTCAACGCTTCGGACGTGTACCGGTAAAATCGTACATCGTCCGTATCGGGGGTGTACGATTCCAACGGTGTATTACGCAAATCGTTGAAAATGTACAATATTGGGTATGCTCGTGTTTCGGCACCCGTGCCAATGTTCGTTGTTTCGGTGTCGAATATTGCCGCTATCCGAAAATCTTTGCGTTTTTTCATCATCGTATTACATCAGGTGTGACCAACATGAGCCATATCGGACTACCGCCGTCAACGTCCGTATCGTCTTCCAATTCGCCCGCGTGCATTTTCATACGTTTGGCGTATTGCAATGCCTTTTCATTTCGTGACATGATAGTATCAAATAATTCGCTAAGCGAATCGGTGTCATATGCTTTCATGATGACTTCTAACCGTTTTTTCGGGTCAACGTCGGGACGTTGCCACACGTTTTGCGTGTATCGCCAAAATATCTTGACTTTTTCACGACTTAAATCATCGCCCAGCGCACTGGGTAAACCACGAGAAGCCAGCCGCATTTCATTACGAAAGATATTGAATGAGCGTGCGCGTTCTTTCGCACGCCCTTTGCCGCCGCGTACACCTTCGATTTGCCGAAGTAGAACGTCGGCATTTTCATTAGCACGCTGATACAATTCATCACGCACGGCAGCGTTGCGTGTGCGACCTACATATGTGTTTTTCAGCTGTGTTTCAAGTCGTTGAATGTAAACACGCCGTGCGCGTGTTTCGCTTTCGGGCATGATGTCGGTAATGCTTTTTTTCAAACTGTTTATCGTGCGCCGTACACGTTTGCGTTTCGCTGTCAAAACGTCCGCTTGTTTATGCGCTCTAGGCATGTTCATCACCTCATAAAAAAAAAGTGCCATAACAATTTATGGCACTTTTGTTTCATTCCGAACTACTTGATTTCAAGCGATTTCGTGGAACGGCCACCGCCCAGCGGTGTCTGCTTGACCGCTACGGGGATACCGTCCGGCGCGTTGAAATCGGGGAACATATCGTAAATATCCAACACGCTACGGTAGATTCCCTGTGACTGACTGAAATACGTATTGCCGTCTTTTCCGAAAAGATAGACGTTCGCGCATTTCTGACCCGTCTGAGAACGGATACCCGGCGTGATGTAAGCGCCGATAACCGTCAATGGTTCCGCGCCGCGAGCGTTCAGCGACAACGCGCTATTACGTGCGTTGACGATGGCACGTTTTCCTTCAAACGTACTGTCATCCATCGTGCAAATACAACGATAGTTGTCAGCGGTGTTCTGTGCGGTTTCATTCACGATAGTGTCATTCATTTGTTCGTTTTTCTCGTTCATTTGTTCGCTTTTCTCGTTCATTTCAGTTCCTTTCAGATTTCATTATCTTTGTCGTTATCGGTGTCGGTTACGTCAGTTGCGGCACGTTCCGCGTACTCAATGAACGTATCAACGTCCATAACATACGTGTTCTTGTTTACGGTGATGTCGTTAATCAAGACATTAACAATACCGGCGTCCATAAGCACTTTAACGGCAGCTTCAACGTTACGAACGTTTCCGTTAGTGTGAAATGTCTGTTCCACACCATCCCTGTCATAATAGCTTATGGTGCTGTCAGCGATTACCTTACGTATCTTTCGCATGTTTGCTATCCTTTGTATCTGTTTTATTTTCTGTCAATCATTTTGACGGCATAAATATTTATAACACAAAAAATCGGCGTGTGCAAAAAAGCGACACGCCGAGTATTAATATTAATTCTCAATAACGCAAAATCTGCCCCGGATAAATCAGACTCGGGTTAGACAAACCGTTAAGCGACGCGACACGCGCCCAATCTGCGCCGAATACCGACCACAAAGACTCACCGGGCGCAACCGTATGCGTACGCATCGTATTCGGCTGCACAGCAGCACCACCGGCATGGCACACGGTTTCACCGGGATAAATCATAGCCGGATTGCCTGACTTATACCCGTGCCATGACTGCCATGGCAACAGTCCAGTACGCGCGGCAATGCCCGACAACGTATCACCCGGCTTAACCATCACGCAAACCGAATGTGACGTATTCCCGCCGGTATTCGGTTTTCCCGGCGCAGATACATTCGCGACGTCGCCACGCGCGTATGCGTCCCATTGCCATCGTTCGCCACGGAAATAATCAAGGTCAATCGCACCGGCATAACCGGCAACACGCCCGTTGCCCGTATACTGGCGCATAGCCTCGCCATACGCGCCATACCGCCACGGGCGCGACTGCCAACCAGTAACGACATTGGACGCGTATTGTGCGACCCATACCCCGCAATGACGACGAACATACGGGCTAAGCTGCCGCAACGCGGAAGCCGGTGTATATATAACCGGCCAAACACGTGTACGTTCATACACACGTTTCACCCAACGGTCAACCCACGAACTATTACCAAACTGCGGGTTATCATCATGTTCCCAATCCAGCGCAAGCACCGCACGGCCAACATACTTCGTAACATGATCGACGAAAAAATCAGCCTCACGACGCGCATCATTGCCCATTGCATAATGATACACGCCTATACTCTTACCGGTGGCCGTCGCACGAACAAGCTGATAATCCGCAACCTGACTGACACCGTTCCGCAGACACGTATTCCCGAAACCGCCAACACCCCACGTAACCCCGGCTACGACAAAATCCGCGTTAAGCTTACCCGTGTCTATATTGCACTGCCAGTTGCTTACGTCAACCCCGCGCATATCCGCGCTCGCGGGCGGTGCAAGCACCAACAATGATGCACAAAAACACGCAATTACACTACGCAGCACGCGACGTATCTTCATCACCGTTTCCCTTCTGCAACAACCCTATAAGCTCCTCCGTCAACACATTATTTTTCGTCACAAGATCATTAAAATTTCTAAACGTCGTGGCAATAAACCACGCCATAGCGCAACACGCGACGATCGGAAAACCAATACTACCGATCATGCTCACAACATCATTAACATTCATAATAACACCTCACAAAAAACCCGTGACGTATCAAACAATACGCCACGGCCTAAATATATCATAACCATATACATGTAGCCTATCCGGGAATCGAACCCAGCACGCACATCTTATAAGAATGCCGCTCTAACCACTGAGCTAATAGGCCATCATCACACCTCACCCGCCCACAATCCCCGCCGCATCAAATCAACAATATCACGACAATGCATAAACACATAATCAGACACAAACGTATCATATGCAACACACTTCACACCCATACGGGCAGCAACCTTAGTACGACGTTCGCCATAAAACCTATAGCCCTTGATATAGTCACATTTATTACGCTTACAATACATGATTAATCTCTCTAACAAAGATGTGTTAGCCAATCACCTGTTAACCCGATAACCCAAACACACCGCGCCCGGAACATAAAACACGCCGTCGTCTAGCACATCCCTAAACCCGTACGCATCAATGCAATCGACGAACCGAAATTCCATTAAGCAATCGGACGCAATATCAACGAAATAAACGAACACGTCATAAATACTATTTATATTAAAATCGATTGAATTAGATAATGCTTTAAAATTCATGAAACTCATTTTATTTCTCCCTTATTTTTTCAATGCCATTATTAATAATTACAACATGTCATCTGACACTCCCAATAATACCACACCACAAACACGACACGCCCGTCCCAGTCAACAACTTTGCTCATTTTTTCTGCTCCTTTTTTATGTTGTTTTTTCTGACACTCCCAATAATACCACACCACAAACAC